TCAAAATACGTACTTACTATAACAAGTAAATCAGAGTTATAAGATTTTTCCTTACTACCCTTTATCCATTTGTTAAATTTAAATTTATTATTAGTCATAGATTGGAGATATTTAAAAGATTCTTTAGGTATAGGAGTATAATGTTGTATTTGATTTATTATATCTAAATAATCAGAATTAAAACTTAATGCCTTATTTATAATAAAAGTGTTATAAGTTTTTTGCTCATCTTCATTAAAATCTTCCCATTTAATATTTTTATTATGTACTAATTTTAAAAAATCAAAGGGTGTCATTAGGTAAAAATTCTTCATTAACGTGGTTACACTTAACACAAGCATATACCGGGATAGGAATTAGTGCGGGTTCACCTGTAGGAGATAACATAGGGGATAATTTACGCATTATACTTACTTGGGTAAAATGTTCATGACCACATTTTTCACATACTACAGGAGTAGTTTGGGAAAAATCAATATTAAATTGTTGTTGCTGTTGCATTAGTTATATTTTTTAACTGGTTTTTTAAATCTAATTTTATGGTATCTGTTATATTTTTTGTTAAACCATTTATACCATTCATCAAATTGTTCTTTTCTTTGTAATGGAGAATTCTTGCTCATAACTTTAATAATTTATTTAACATAGCGGCGATACAAATTTCTTTATCTACTACAAACCCATATTCATATTGATATTGAGCTATTATAATTATTGCATCACCTACGTTTGTAGTATATTCATCAACATTATCGTATAAACACCTAAATAGTGATTCAAATTGTGTAGCACCACTATCAGCTATAATTTGTCTAATATCGTTGATTTTAACTTTATTTTTTAAACCTTCTACTACCTTATTTTCAAAATCAGTGTTTTTAAGAGATTTAGTATCTAGTACTAATTGGTTATCTTTTAAACTACCTTGAAGGGTATTAAGGATTTTTCTAATATCAGGGTAGTGGGTAATAATTATTTGTCCTAAGTCTTCTTTCGTGAATTTAATTTCTTCACATTCACAAATATGAAGAAGGTGTTGACCAACTTCTTTTTTAGAAGGTGGAGTAATTCCAAAAGCCACAGTACGAGACTGGAGGGGGTGAATAATACGATCAAGATAATTGCAAGTAAAAATGAACCTACAGGATTCACTAAATGTTTCAATAACATTCCGTAAAGTCGCTTGAGCTTGGGCAGTAAGATAATCTGCTTCATCTAGTATAACTATTTTTAATCCATTAAATCCTATGCTAGAAGCAAACGGGATAATTTTATCTCTAATAGTATCGATCCCCCTTTCATCGGAAGCATTAATGTAAAGGTGATCTGCACCTAATTGGTCTACTATTAGTTTGGCCAGCGAGGTTTTTCCTGTCCCCGCTGGGCCAAACAATAGTAAATTTTGTAGTTTACCTGTATTTAGATATTCCTGTATTTTAGTTCTAACTGTATTATCCCCAACAAAATCATCTAAATATCTTGGTCTATATTTTTCTACAAATAAATCCATTAGAATATGGGTTGTTCGTTAGTATTTTTATCTTCGGGTTTATCAACAATAATACACTCAGTGGTAAGAAGGGTACCTGCTGCTGACGCGGCGTTTTCAATAGCACAACGTGTAACTTTAGTAGGGTCAATAATTCCTTCACCTAACATATTTACTTTATTTTCTGTTGCTAGATTCCATCCTAATTCAAAATTATCTTTTAATTCAAGACCTAACCAAAGGCAATCTTCTTGATTATATCCTGCGTTTGAAAGAATCTGGTAAAAGGGTTTGCGAGCAGCCTTACGAACAATTTCATAACCAATTTCTTGAGCACCATTTAAAGTATCGTTTTTAACTTCATATGAGGCACAAAGCAAAGCATGCCCCCCACCAGGTAAAATACCTTCTTCAATAGCCGCTTTTACAGCATGTACAGCGTCATCAACTCGATCTTTACGCTCTTTCATTTCGGTTTCAGTATGACCACCAACGTTAATTACTGCTACACCACCTGCTAATTTACCTAAGCGTTGTTGTAATTGTTCACGAGCATAGTTGCTTTCTGCTTTTTCGATTTGGCTTTTAATTTCATCAAGACGAGCCTCAATAACTTCTTCATTACCTGCTCCATCAACAATGGTTGTGTCTTCTTTACTAATAGTGACTCCACGAGCATTCCCAAGCATATCAAAACTAATTTTATCAAGTTTCATACCCTTTTGCTTCGAAATAACAGTACCGCCAGTAAGTGCAGCCATATCTTCAAGAACCATTGTACGGCGTTCCCCAAAATCAGGTGCTTTGACAGCGGCACACTTCAAGATACCTCTCATTTTATTAACGATCATTGCCGCAAGGGCTTCACCGTCAATATCTTCAGCAACAATTAAAAGTGATTTATTTTGCTGACTAACTCCTTCAAGCACAGGTAATAACTCCTTTACAGCACTGATTTTACCATCATACATCAAAATATAAGGTTCGTCAAGCTGACAAGTCATTGAACCGTTATCTGTAACAAAATACGGTGACTTATACCCACGATCAAATTGCATACCCTCAACTACTTCAAGTGTAGTTTCGTGTGTTTTACTTTCTTCAACTGTAATGACACCCTCACGGCCTGCTTTATCAAATGCCGCAGCGATTAAGGTACCTATTTCAGTATCATTATTAGCCGAAATGGTTGCAACTTGCTTAAGTTGAGATTCATTAGAAATCTCTTGGGATTTGTCTTTAAGCATTGCGGTGATATCAGTTACGGCTTTATCAATTCCTCTTTTGATATCAATAGCATTATTAGAACGATTACTTACAGCGTCAAGTGCTTGATTATAAATTTCTCTAGCTAATACTGTTGCAGTTGTAGTACCGTCTCCTGCTTGCTCTCCGGTTTTTACAGCTGCTTGTCTAACAACTTGAGCACCTGTGTTTTCAATAGCGTCTTCAAGGTTAACTTCTTTAGCTACAGAGACACCATCTTTAGTAGAATGGGGGATACCCATTGTATTTCCAAGAATTACATTACGGCCATAGGGACCTAATGTACTTGCGACGGCATCTGCAAGTTGGTTAACCCCTTCTTGGATTTTACCTCTTCCGTCTTCTCCAAATTTAATAACTTTACTCATATTTTATTAATTTACAACTCCTAAAATTTCTGATTCTGAGGCAAGCACGTATTCTTCGCCTTCAATTTCTACGGTATTTGCCCCATATTTAGGCATAATAACTTTTTGGCCTACTTCAACACGCATAGGAACTAAATTACCATTATTGTCATAACGGCCAGGACCAACTGCTAATACATTACCAAAGTCGGGACGATCCTTACCCATATCAGGAACGACAATGTTCCCGTAGGTTGATTCTTCGGCTTCAATCGGTTGGATCAACACTCGATCAGCTAACGGTGTAATTGGGATATTTTCCATTTATTATTGATTTTGATTTCTTACAAGATAATAATTAGTTTCTAGGTCTCCAAATTTAAATGCAAAAGTCATTAATCCTTTTGGATTTATTTTTAACCACCCAAAATCGAAACGTTTATTATGTTTAAATATTTCTTTTACTAAGTCTGCGTTAAAGGGAATATTATCTAATTCTACATCAGGACTTCTATCATCTATAGTAGCTGCAAACGATACTGAATTAGATGTGTTATTTCCAATAGTAAATTTTACTTCTTTTGAGGTAAACCCATCTTGAGTAGAAACATAAAATATTTCTTCACCTACTGCATCTTTAGATTTAATAAAACGTGTAGTAAACTCTTCGTCTAATTCCACATCTATATCACCTTCTGTTTTATTAATATTGGGTACATTAGGGATTACTTGGGGGTCCGCTAGGTTAAATTTAACGTCCATAGCAGTATCACCTATACTAAACCTGGTAGGGGTACCTCCTTCCTTTTGTACTTCAAACATAACTTCATTCTCAAGAACCCCAAGCATTTTACTTAGGGTAGATGTACTATAAATCCCAAATTCACCAACAGGGAACTTAAAGTTTTTAGATATTACACTACCTACTAGGTTTTGAGAATCGTTTATAAAATCTGCTTTAAGGGATTCCTTATCAGAAACCCACTTAACTCTTTCAATAGCACCTCCTAAGTGATACTTTGAAATAAATTGGTCTATAACTCTTTTATCTGTCATTAGAATGAGAAAAATGTATTAACATGTGTATTAAGTGTCAAATTACCCCAATCAAGGTCTTTGTAAAATGACTCTAATTTATTTTTTAAAATTGAATCGAATGCTTTATCTCGATCAATGTAATGTTCTATAAATTTACGAATTTCTTCTGGGAAATCAAAATCTAAAAACCCCATTGTATCAATTTTGTAAGGATTATCTTTTAGATAAACCCATTTAATTTTATCTCCCTGAACAATTTGGGAGTGTTGTTTGTCTAATCCTTTAAATTTAAGGAAATCGTTATAACGAACAGCTGCCTTGACGTTTACAGGAGCTCCTGTTTTAAGCGTGGTAAATATATTTCCAGCGCCTGGAGGGCGCTCAATATATTTTTTTATGTCTTTTACTCCTGTTGGTTTACCAAGTAATTCAAGTGGTAGAGTATCTAAGCTGTTTTTGAATTCTAAAATTTCTTGGTCGATTTCATTTCTTGTAGCACCAAACAAGATTTTATTAAGTATTTCGTTAAAGAACTTTTTAAATAATGGTGGGAAATTTGATTTCATAAAATCCAGTCCCTTAACGTCAATGTCTTCTACTTCAATACCTTCTTTCTTTGTGATGTATTGAGCATATCTTCTTTTACCAGAGAAAAAGCCAGAACGAATAGTACATTCGGTTTTCATTTCAAGTCTGTGTTCTTGAATGTTAAAGGCATCTCTGGCTAGTATATCATAATATTCTGTAATTAGGTCCTGATATTTGAGGGCCATTTTTTCAAGTAGATCGTCTCTCTTACCCTCATCCATTTTATCAAAATCAGGATATAAATGTCTAAGTAGGGGCTCAGCATGAAAATAGTTTGAGTCAGTATCTACATAAGTACAGAAGTTTTTATCCTCTGCCTTACAAATCCACCATGGTATTTCTTCTTGATTACTCATAAACAACTAAAATATCTTTCACCTCTATCACAGAGGATAGTAACAACGTTTTCAGCATATCCTTTTTCTATAAGACGCTCAGCTATAAGATAATTAGCAGCAGCTGAAAATCCAACAAAAAGGCCTAATTCTTTAGCTAAATCTTTAGCTTTATCTTTAGCTTCTTGGGTTGAAACAGTTACAACCATATCTATGTCATCTAAGTCTACTAGAAATTTACTGCCATCTCCTATACCTTGTATACCATGTAAACCAGGACAACCACCAGACATAACAGGAGACTCAGCCGGTTCAACTGCTATTAGTCTACATCCAGGATGCATATTTACTACAAATTTACCTGCTCCCATTATAGTACCCCCTGTTCCGGTTCCTGATACAAAAGCATCAATTTTTTCATGTACTGGAAAATCTTTACAGATTTCCATTCCTGTGGTAAACCAATGTGATTCAGTATTGTATGGGTTATGGAATTGGTTAAAATTAAAATAACCATTTTCTTTAGCTAGTTTATCTCTTAAAGCTATAGCACCATCAAAATCTCCTGCTTCTACTTCAATAAGTTCAGCTCCAAATGATTTTAACATAACTTTACGTTCAATACTCATGTTAGAAGGCATTACTATCTTACACTTAAAACCTAAATTAGCACTAAACATAGCTAATGAAATCCCCATGTTACCTGAAGTAGCTTCAATA